TACTGATACCACTCTGGCATCTGTTCCAACGCTGTGAAGCCCTCTGCAACGACTGTACGCCCCCATTCACCGGTGAACACAAGTATCAATGGTATGCTAAAGAGGATTACTAGGTACTCGTCTTTCCACGAGTTCATAGTTCCTTGCGCCATGAGCTTCTCCCACTCAGCCTCACTCGTAGCAGCAGACTTCATGATGGTCGCTTTGGCTTCAGCCTCCACTAACTTTAGATTAGCAGCAGCCGCCTGTGCATCTGCTTTACCTTTTAGCCAACCACCTGCTAACTCAGTAATCGGACCTATCAGTGATTGTAGCATTGCTACCTCCCTTTGTTGTTACAGATTCTTTTGACATCCAAATGCCAAAGCATCCTGTTAATGCACCCATGCAAACAGACACTAGTCCTGATTGCTCTAAGCTTGGGGAAGGTAATGCCATATACCAATGAACAGCTTGATATGTAAGAACTGTTACGGCTAGCATCATTAGCCTCGGTATTATCTTCCAATCATCTACTACAGTATGCGCCATGTAAAACCTCACTTGTTAGTATATAAACAATGAACAGCAGAGTTATTATTAGTAACTATAACGGAAGCTTTTGCTTTTTCTAGCTCACATATTTCTTCCGAACCATAGGTTCCAATCTGATAGTAAGTAAAAGTTCCATTCAGGAATTGCATCCAAACTAAAAACCACATCACCATCTACCCTGATATTTGCCAAGAAAATAAAATAAACAAAACAAAATGCTGCCACCAATAACAAAAATAACAGCACCAATAGCAAAGTTAATAGCCGCATCAATCTGTTCCTGCTTTCTGTATAACTCCTGCTTTCTTTTTCTACGCATTTGTGCTTCGATTGCTAAGACTTCCTTCCAAGCAGCAGGTCCATAGTTCCAAGAGATATGATCCTTAATCTCTGCTCTCATTTGTTCCATCTTTTTTTTATGAGCAAAGATCTCAATCGCAGTCTCTTCATCAGATCCTTTAAATGTTCTCTTCCAAAACGGAGGATTCTTTTCTCTCTCTTCAAGATTAGTAAAATCAGAGAAAGCTTTGCCCCAAGCAGAAAGCTGAGAAGTCATATCTTGAATGTCTTTACCTGCTCCGATAGCCCCCTTGAGCGCCTTAAATGCGCCTGTCGCCATCATAACACAAGATACTGGGTCCATTGCCCTAGCTCAGAAATGTCATTCGTAATAGCAACAGCAAGCTTGCGCCACTAATACCAATCATAATTGCTTCTAGCCTTTTGATACGGTTGTAGAGATCTTTGAATTGTATCTTCATCTCAGTCTTTATCTCCGCAACTTGTATCTGCAATTCGTCTATTCGCTCATGCGCTGATGCTACTGTCCGTTTATCCATTTCTTAAATCCTATGGTTCTGTAGGCCAATCGGCATCTTCAAGATTAGGCCAATTTTCATGTTCTGGAAGGTCACGCAAAGATTGTCTATAGCTACGCATCTCATCGGTCATAGTCCGATCTGAAAGAGCATAATGATCTGTGTCCCTTAAAAGTTGATCTCTTTTTAACCGAGTTAATTCAGATGCTTTTTCATCTGTATAATTAACAACATTCCATCCCATAACCCATTCTCCATCTATGAGAGAGGGTTGAGTTTGGGATTCAAGATATTGTGTTGTGCTATTATAAGATGGCTTTTCAGTTGCTTGGCGTACTGGGTAAACATCATATTCAGCTAATAGGTCAAGCGGTGCTGGTCTGCGAAACGACAAGTTTGGATTGTCATTTATAAAGTCAGTCAAGTAATAAGGATATTTTTCTAAACCACCATTTTTTGTTTTAATATACATGCTTTTACACCTTTAGGTTATTGGAAAAGTTACTGTGATGCGAGCGTCTCGGCCTTCTGTATTAGCATTACTTCCTGTAGCTCTGTTGCTTGAGCCTAATCCATTGCCAACATTTGCTATTTCTAAGAAATACATTTCTGAGCCAGACCTTGAAGTCGTACCTTTATCTTGATGGTTTTCTTCGTAATTTACTAAGCTCCCTATTTGTGCATCACCAGTTGAATCCCAATTTTCAAAAGCATCATAATAGTTAGAATGTCCATGAAACATTACTTGTACTGCGTGATCTGCAAGAGATGAACTCCAACTCCACCCAATAGTAGGGTCACGATCATTAGTTGAGCTACTTGTTTGAAGTAATGAAGTGCCTCCAGAAATTGGTAATGGATCAGTAACATTTCTATAAACTACAGCAAACGCGTGTACCGTATGCGTCGTATCGCCAATTGATCCAGTAATTTCAGTATCAATACTTGTTTCAGTACCATTCAACTGAACATAACTTAAATTCATATTGTGAACGCGGGTATCAAATCTGATTTCAGTATGTATGCTTGTAAACCCCTGACCAGATGTTGGCCCTGCAGCAGCACCCTGTGTGCTTACTGTATGCAAATAAAGATAGTCATTATTTTGAATAGATATACCACTTATATCTAAGCTTAAAGTCGTGCTAGTAGAAAGCAATTGATAGCTATAAGCAGTGCCAACTCTGGTTATACCAGCAGGAGTTTCAAATTCTCCACCAGCACCCAAAAGTTTTCTAGATAAAAACGCCATTATGTACCATTCCCTACCGTTGCCCCATATACTGTTGTAGATACTTGCCAAAGAACAACAACCGTGTATCCAGTTGTGGCTAATGTTGGAGCGTTCCCACCATTGTTTACCCAAGTAATTGTAGGCCAAGTGACAGTATAGCCAGTGCCATCATCAATCATTAGAGTGACGCTTTCACCCTCCGCAATACTTTCTGTAAATGTAGTATTAGCAGAAAGTGTTTTATACTGAATTGTTCCGTTTGCAGGATCAATCGCTGTCCCTGTTAAAGAATAAACTTCTTCGTCAATATGTCCTGTTATATTTAAATCATTAACAATAGTAGTGCCAGTAGATGTAAGTGTACCAGAAACAGTTGTCGTAGTATTAGTAAGAGCAGTATTACTAATATTTTGAACAGTAAGTGTATTTACAAATGGATTAAATTGTATTCCAGTATGATCAGAAATAAGTGCCTTCGCTGTGTTGCCAGTACCAGATAGAAATGGAATATTATAATTTGCGTTATCATCAGAACTTTCGGTAATGTAAAGTTGAGTAGCATAACCTGTGACATTACCAGTAACATCACCAGTAACATTACCTGTTAAGTTACCAGTTACATCACCAGTTACATCACCAGTTATATCACCAGTAACATTGCCAGTAACGTTGCCAGTTACATTACCCTCAACATTTGCAACAAGTGTTCCTGTTGTTATTGTAAGATCGCCAGTTGAAGCGCCAGTAAAAGAACCTGTACCTACTGTAAATTTATCAGCACTTTCATCCCAACCAATAAAGGCATTGTCACTATCGCCACGCTCAATAACAATACCAGCATCATTAGCTGGCGTTCCAGTAGTGCCATTACCAAGTTCCATCAACGTATCGCTAACGACAGTATTTGTTGTTGCAACAGTTGTGGTTGTGCCGTTGACTGTTAGGTTGCCACTAACAGATACATCATTAAAAGTTTGTGTACCTGTAAAAGTCTGATTATTATTTATGGTTGCCAGTGTACCCGACAAATCAGGAATCGTAATTGTTCTATCAGCAGTTGGGTCTGTTATAGATAATGTGGTTTCAAATGCGTCCGCAGTGCTTCCTTCGAAAACAATATTACCTGTTAATGTTCCTAAATCAGTTATGTCTGATAAATTACCAGTTGTAATTACATTACCACTATTATTTGGAAAATTAATTAGGTTATCTTGTGTTGGGTCTAATGCTCTAACTCGCGTTTCAAAATCATCTTCCGTAGCACCTTCAAGATAAATGTCTGTTGTATAAACATCTCGCGCAGCAATCTGTTGCCACCTTGTAGCACTAGTTCCTAAAAGGCGAGTTTCATCGGCATCTGGCATAATATTACTATCAACAACACCGTTAAATGTAATAGTATCAGAAGATGTATTTCCTAAATCTGTATCACCATTACTATTTAAATTATTTTGAACAGTAACATTATTAACAGAAATTCCACCTGTCGCATAAAGATAACCACTTAAAAAAGCATCTTGAAACCTTGTTGACGTTGTACCTATATCATGAGTATCATGTGCGCTTGCAAGAATATCTGTGCCAAATGTCGGTGTAGCAGTAACAGTCACAGTATCGCTCGAAGCATTACCAAGCGTAGTATTGCCGCTAACTGTCAAATCTCCTGACAGCGTAAGGCTATCAGCTAACAATGCGCTTACGTCAAAAATTGCATCATATTTTGAGCTATTTGTATTTGTATCTAATGGTAAAGAACCGCTAGATGTATGTGCTGCATTTACAATGTATATAGAACCATCTGTTGTATCTTTAACTAAATCTCTTTCTACATAAGCAGTTGATGCCGCCCAATTACCTTTAAATGTACCAAGTTCTTGAGAAACAAGAGTATCTCCTGCAGAATTAAAAGCTAAAACCTTATTAATCCTATCGGCTGCAAGAGGTAATGTAAGTGATGCACCAGTATCAAAGTCAGAAAGTTTAAGGCCCCTACCTGCTAAATCATCAAGATCCGCAGCAACAGCAACAAGTCGATCAAGCTCTGTATTCAAGGCAACAATATTAAATGCACCAGAAACAGGAAAGTCAGTTGTTCTTTCTAAGGCAATATCACGGGTAATAACAACAGTAGACCCACCAGTGCCACCTGTGACAGACATAGAAACAGTACCAGTAGAACCATCGCCACCTGTAACAGTGTAGTCTGTCGTGAGTGTCTTAAGCGTTCCGTCAATGTAGACATTTAAATCTCCATTATCAAAGAACTCAAATGGTACTGCAAAACTTGTCTGGGTAACGCCTTCTGCTACTGTGTAGGAAATACGTGGTGAATTATCTGCTAAATTAATTGTCATAATAGAACCTCATTTGGGTGCAGAATATAAATCAATTCAAAAAGCTGCAACGCACAAAAAACGATTCTATCCGCACAATTAAAAAGAACGAGAAAGACCTAATGAGAACGAGTTCATCTCATCTTTCCATAACCAAAGCCTAGCAAAAGGCAAACTTCTCATAAAATCTTTAGCGCCTTCGCCATAATCTCCATTGAGAAAATCAATAGCAGGGTTAATCGTAAGGTCACTTGTTATACTTGGACCTGCGCCCATAATACCAGTAAACGCAGCAATAGCGTCTGGGTCTTGAGGAAACTTAGCAGAAACTAATCCCTCCATATAATTGCCATGCCCAAGAGCCATTGAGGTCGAAATAGATGTATACATTAAATCAGAATAAAGAGCTAGTAATCCGCTTTGATCGAAAGCGCGTATAAACTTATCAGACGTGTCCATATCTTCCCAAGCAAAGTCTGGTGTTTTAATTTTGACAGCAAGATAGCCAAGACCCATTGCCGCAAATACACCTGCCATTCTGTTTTTGACTTGATTCTGAGAATATGCACCAGTAACTTTATTCATTGCTGCAAAAGAATAACTCATAAATTGAAACGGCAACCCAAGCAGCCCAGATTCAACTTTTGAATAACCTTTTACAATACTATCTTCCTCATAACCAAATGCTCTTGCAATTTTATGAGGCACATAAACAACACCATCTGTAATAATTGGTTTATCAGCAGGAGTACCCATCATTACTGTGTTTAATATACCACTTGACAGCGCACTTCTAAATGTTTCTGTAGCTTCTGCATCTGTCCATTCAGTAGTATTTGCTAAGAAGAGTTCCCTTCCAGATTTTTGATATGGCATTTTTGCTATACGCTCTGCCATTGGTTTATCAATATTATATCTAGCTAAATAGGTTACATCTTTATTACTTATTGACTCATTGTTTGCCAACTTTAGGGAAAGTTTCATTAGAGTATGACCTCTAACAATACTGTCTAACTCTTTAGCTATAACAGTCATTGGGCCTAATAAGTTTGCAATGCTGTACACATTTCTTGCTACATCCCATACGCCATTTTGCATAGGGTTATTGCTCATGTGTTCTGTCATACGCAAGTGAGAGCTACCAACCATAATGTCTAAGCCCTCATTTGCTGCTTCTCTATCAGCCTTTGTAAGCTTCATAGCGTTTTCATCTAAAATAGATGTTAAGCCTTTAACAACATCCCCAATCTCATGCTCCATAATAATTCTAGAAAAATCAGGAATAGCTGAAAAACCTGCGGAACCTAAATAATTTAAATACGCAAAGTCTTTCATAACATTTACTATTTTATTATCCCATCGACTAGGATCGCTCATTGGTGAAC